ATTTAGAAAACGGTCAAACTTACGAGGTAAGTGATTCTGCTGCAAAAGATTTAATTAAATTTGGCAGGGCAACAGAGGCAGTTAACGCACCTGCAACTACACCAAAAACAACACCAAAAAAGCCAAAAGTAATTACAACCAAAACTTTAAATGGCGATAGCAACTGATTCACTAGACGCAATATTTTCTGATCTTGCAGTGACTGTTGTTGCTGGAGGTGTTACGGGAAAGGGGATATTAGATGAGCCGACTTCGATAGTTGCAGGTGATCAAATAATAAGTACCGATTACGTTTTGCATTGCAAGGCCTCATCATATGGATCTATTGCAACAGGCGATACGGTGACGGTTGCGGGTACTGCTTATACCTGTAGAACAAACGAAAGAGATTTAGACGGTTTAACTTGTCAAATTTCCTTATCTAAAAACTAATGACGACAAGACGGGAACATATTATTGACGCTATTAAAACGGCTTTGGCTGGTACAACTTCTGTAGGTACTCGAATTTATAGATCAAGAACAACAGCAATTACGCGAGAGAATAGCCCTTGTTTGTTAATAGAAGCAACATCAGAAACAGCGGAACAAAAAGCATCATTAGCGGCTTTAGATTTTACTTTAGAAGTCACAATTTCAATTATTACTAGAGGTGATGTCCCCGACGAATTAGCTGATCCTATAGATGAAAGTTTACATGCAAGATTGGTTTCAGATGTAACTCTTGGAGGTTATGCAATGGATATTGTTAGATCTGGTACAAGTTGGGAAAAGTTCGATGCGGATCAAGCGGGCGGCGTTTCAACTTGTACTTATTCGATCAGATATAGAACAGCAATAAATGATTTAACTACGGCTTAGAAAATAAATACGCCTAAATACTAAGAGAGGTTTAATATGTAAGCATAGATAAAGTTTTAAAGTGCAATGACTCTGAACACAGACAAAACGGTTTTAGCTGCAAAGATAGAAAGCACCTATAACACCGACCCAACCATTGCAGGCACAAACGCGGTTGAAATATACGATGTTTCTTTAACTCCAATTGCTTCTGAAACAGTTTCAAGAGAATTAATTAGGGGATACATGGGAAATTATCAGCAAATACCCGTAGCAGTAAAAACAGAATTATCGTTCAAAACAGAATTAGTAGCCAGTGGTACCGCGGGTACGAAACCCCGTATAGATCCCCTTTTATTGTCATGCGGACTTTCAAGAGTTGATGTCAGTTCAACAAGTAATACATATTCGCCTGATGCAACGCCTGATTCTAGTTGCACGATAAATGTTTATGTGAATGGCAATATGCACCAATTAACAGGGGCAAGAGGAACATTCAATATTGTTGGAGAAGTTTCAACAATCCCTTATTTTGAATTTACTTTTACTGGTAATTACAACACGCCAACGGCAACAGCTAATTTAACGCCCTCTTTTGGCGCGGCGGCTTCACCTCTTACCTTTGTTTCTGGAAATACGGTTTCATTTGCTCTTCATAGTTACGCTGGTAAGCTTCAAAGCTTTAATTATTCACATAACAACTTAATTAGCTATAGGGAACTAATAGGAGCTACAAAGCAAATATTAATAACAGATAGAGAGCCAAACGGTAACGTAGTAATAGAAGATCCCGGCGTTGCTGCAAAAGATTATTATTCAATTGTTGATTCTACAAATACAGGAAACCTAACGTTTACGCATGGAACAACAAGCGGTAATAAAGTTCAATTTACAGCGGCGCAAGCTGATTTAAGTTCAATTGGTTTCCAAGAATTAGATAAAATCAGAATGTTAGATATTGGTTATAACGCAATACCAACAAATTCAGGTAACGACGAAATGTCTTTAAAATTCTTCTAGTATTGCTAATCAATAAATAAGGGTCTACCCTGTTAATACGTCTAAATAGTAATTAATGGCATTTGTATTAGATCAGGAAGAGTCCTATTCATGGCCTTGTCGGTTTCAAGTGCCTGTTAGTGGGGGTAAACATAAGACAATGACTTTTGACGCTGAGTTTAAAAATATGAGTCAATCGCGCCTTGAAGAATTAATGACTTTACAAAAACAAGGAAAGAAAACAGATAGAGAAATTGCAAGCGAAATGATTATTGGATGGTCAGGAGTTGTAGACGGTAAAGGCGAAGAAATACCATTCACAGAAAAATCAAAAAAGAAATTATTAGATATTGCAGGCATGGGTAGCCAAATGGTTCAAATTTTTATTTCTAGTAGAAGCAAGGCAAAAGCAAAAAACTAACAAACGCTGTTAAGTATTGGGCTAACAGCGGTGACAACGTTAGGGGAGAATTAGACGCAGCGGCTAAAGCTTTTGGTATTGTGTTGCCTGAAAAAGAAGAAAAAGATTTTGCAGTTTGGCCTGAAAATTGGAATACCGTTGAATTATTTCTTAGGTGTCAAACTCAATGGAATACTTCAGTTGGTGGCGTAACAGGATTAAACTACGAAGGCGTATTAGTTGTCATACAAATCTTTGAGTATGATAATCCTAAAGCTGTTTTTCAAGATTTACAAATTATGGAAGCGGCAGCAATTGAACTATTAAATAAGGAGAAAAAATAAATGGCACAAAGTGCAAAATTTAATATGGAGATTGCCGCCAATGTAAAGGGGGCTAACAATATTAAACGCCTTGGTAATTCAATGCAGGGCGTTCAGGGCAAGGTAAAGAATTTATCTATGTCAATGGGTGTTTTAAATAATGCCTTTCGTGTATTTGCTGGAATAATTGCGGCTAGTGCGTTTACTCGTTTTATCAAGGGTGCAATAGATAGCGCCGATGCGTTCGGCAAGATGAGCGATCAAACAGGAATCGCAGCGGATAAATTACAGGCTTATGTCAACGCTGGAAAATTAGCAGGGGTAGAACAAGGAACAATTGATAAAGGTTTAAGGCGTTTAGCTCAATCAATGCGTGAAGCTGATCAGGGGATCGCTACATATTCAGATTCATACAAAGCATTAGGAATTTCAGTTAGGGATGTTGACGGTAATTTAAAAAAATCAGAAACGGTATTAGGCGAAATAGCTGATCGTTTTGCAGATATGCCTGACGGTGCGACAAAGGCGGCGTTAGCAATGGAAATATTTGGTAGATCAGGCGCGTCGTTAATTAATTTATTAAACGGTGGAAAGACTGCGTTAGAAGAGTTTAATTATGAAACTAGCGAAAATTTTGCAGAAAACGCAGAGTTTTTTAATGACCAAATTGCAGTATTAACAATACGTTTTGATGGCTTTAGAAAACAATTAGCAGATCAATTATTACCAACGTTAAATAATTTATTAATGATGTTTAGTAATATTTTTTCTAGTGAACAAGATTTTACAACTTTCTTTACAACGATAGAAGTAGGCTTAAAAGTTATTTCAACAGCAGTATTTGGAACGGTTGCGGGTTTCAGATTTTTAATAACAACAATTAAGCAAGTTGCAACAGGTGTCGGTGAATTAGCACAAGGTAATTTTAGTGCGGCTGTTGAGGCGTTAGGCGAAGGGTTAACAGAAACAAGCGAACAATTTAAAAAAGATATGGAGGTGTTTACGAAAATATGGACAGGGAAAGAAAACGCGCCTGAAAGTTATTTTGCTAATGGAAATAAAGCAGCGGCAAGTTTAAAGATGACAGTAATAGGAATAAAAGAAGAAATGGAAAAAACGTTTGGAGAAAATATGAACGCAAAATTAGCATCGTTTGGGAAAACTATGAATGACTTTGGTTCATTGGTAGGCGATACGATTGTTAAGGCGTTTAAAAGTTTAGAGGATACTTTGGTGAATTTCGTGACAACCGGGAAGCTTCAATTCAAATCATTAGTTCAAAGTATCATTGCTGATTTAGCAAGGTTAACGATAAGGAAAGGAATAACTCAACCGTTATTTAATGCGTTTAGCAGTGCTTTGCCTAGCCTTTTTGGTGGTGGTGGTATGAGTGCTAATGGCTTCTTTGATCCACAAACAGGACTAGGAACCGCTGGGCCTAATTATGGTTTGCCTGCTGTCAAGCTTGCTACAGGTGGTTTTGTTAATAAACCTACGAACGCCCTAATAGGTGAAGCGGGTTCCGAATATGTCATTAGAGCCGATCAAATGGATCAAGCCATGAGGCGTTACGCCAAAGGAGCAAGGGGGCAAAGTGTTATTGATGGCGTAGGTGGTTCTGAAGATGAAAGCGGTAATCTTGTAGGAGCTGGCGCGATAGATGTAAGGTTTGATGTTCAACGTATTAACGCAGTTGATTATGTAACGGCTCAACAGTTTGAACAGGGTATTAGATCAGCGACAGAACAAGGAGCTAGAAAAGGTGAACAAATGACATTACGTAGGCTTCAAACAAGTCCTAATACACGTAAAAGAATCGGGGTTTAATTATGGAAATAGCAGTTGGTAATTTTTTACTTTTAAATGGCACACAATATAAGTTTCAAAACTTTTTTATTAACGAAACTATTACATACGAAAGTAACG